ATCTACTTAAAAATCCTTTTGCAGTGTTCTTAATTGTATTTCCAGTAGTTCTTAATGCACCTTTAATACCACTTGCCTCAATTAAACCTTCCCTCTTCTTTCTAAAGAATGACTCTCTCCTTTTAACAAAAAATGTTTGTTCTTGAGAAATTATTCTTTTCTTTTTTACATTACTTGCCTGAACAGTCTTAGCAATATCTCTAGCAAGGAGAGTAGATGTATTAAGACTTTTACTAAAAGAAGTTAGAGTCTTACTTATGTTTCTAAGACTTGTAGATGATCTTATGAGAGAATTGCTGCTAATCATCTTATGGTGTTACCTGATAGTGTTTGTATGCAAGTACAACATAATTATTACTAAGATTACGTGCTGGTATCTTAGGATAGTCACCTCCAGTTGCACTACCTGAACTAGTTGCACTTGAAGTTGGTTGTGATTGCTGCTGCTCTGCAGATGTGGGAATTGATATAATAGATGGTTTTACTTCTGGAAGTTCGGTTATTTTCTTGTATGTATCAGAAGTATTTTTTTTCTTAGGTTCAACTTTCGGTTCTACTACTGGTTTAGGAGAAACATCTTTATCCCCACCCATTGATGGTGGAAGTTTCCCATACTTACCAATATATTGTTCCTGTTTAATGAATTCTAAAGTTTCTGGATCAACTACTTTTTGACCTTCTTTATTTTTCTCAGAACCCATTGGTTTTGATAAATCAATTTCACCAAAACCCATGTCAAAAGTTTGTATAACTTTTTCATTACCATCATTATCTTTCTCTACTTTGGTTCGTGTTCTATCTTCATTCATCTTCCTCATTATAAAACTATTAAATCGTCTATTAGCAATATCTCTACGTGTAACATCATCTCCTGCTCTTTCAAGATAACCATCTAAAACAACTTTATACTGTTGGCGTAACTTTTGTTCCTTATCTTGATCCCGCATAGATTGTTCTATGAACTTAGGATCGTTAAGTTGTTTTAGTACACTATTACCAAAGTTTTTAGTTAAATCCTCTGCAGCAGCGTTAGATAAAACAAATTCACCTTTTGTAAGATTTGCGGGTACTTTATCTACTCCTTCCGGTCCATCTACCAAACCACCTTCATTAAAATTTTTAGCTGCAGGTTGTGGTACTTTAAGGGGATCTATTTTAATACGATCCCATGCCCAATTTTTTATCTTAGTGACTAAATTTACTATAAAATTCTTAAGGTATACAAGTGGAGCTCGCAAAAATCCACGAAAAGCAAGAACACCTAACCTAACAACAAGTCTACCTAATAAAAATTTAAGACCAAATAATCCTAATTTAATAGCTAAAACTGTTCCTGCTATAATTAAGAGTCCTTTTATAATATTTCCCTTTATCTGCTCTACAAGTTTTATATTACCATCAGCATCCGCTTCTAGTAACTTAACAACTTTTATTGCTAACCATCCTCCAGTAAGTATCATGAAGAAGTTCATTAACTTACCCAATCCAAACTCAATCTTTGCCCTAACTCTCCTGACGGGCGCCATTAAAGCTGCTTGGATTCTAGACTCTATTGCTTCTTCTTTATCATCCCTAAGACCTTGTTCTACTAAAGATCTCTGTCTTTTTGCTTCTGCTGCAGCTCTCTGTTGCTCCAATGCAGAATCAGTAGCAATATTAGATGCAATTACCTGCAATGCATTACTCAATACAACTGCTTGATTTGATACTCCGTTCAGTTGTGCTTGTATCCCTTCTAATAAAGTAGAATTTCTTGCAGCTAAGGCATTTCCAATTCCATTATTATTCTGCAACCATCTGCCAAAAACAGGATCAGTTTCACTAGTTCTAAAGAGACTAGAAGGTACAGTATTTCTTACTGCTCTTATGCCCCCTGATAGTGGTGATCTAATAATTTCAGCCATTTTGTTGCTGTGCCTTTAAGTTTTCTTCCTCAATATAATTTTGTAAGAGAGCAAGATAAATTTCTCTCTCCCATGGAATCATATTTTCTAACTCTGTTAAGCTATATTTATGATGTTGCATTAAAGCAAAATTAATTTGATAGTATGACGCAAGATCTTCATGCGACATACTTAGTTGAAAAAATTTGCCAAGCCCTCAAGCACAACTTCATTTTCAACATTTGTTTTTGGATTTGTTACTTTGATTACATGAGAAAGTTTTGGCATCGTCTCAAAGAATTTTTCAACTTCTTTGAATTGCTTTGAATTGAACTGCTCAATAAATTCACTTAATTCTTTTTCAGTACAATCTGCAGAAGCCCATGATTCTTCTTCAGAATATATTTGATCAATACAAGATGAAATTAAATTAAAGGTTTCATTGACATCCACATCTTCACCAGTAAAATTGGATTTTACAAATTCTTCCATCGAAGGATATTTCATTCTAACAGTGTATTGGTCATCTAGTTTAATATCGGTAGTATGTCCTTCAGGAAATTCAACTTCAATATTATCAACACGAATAGTTGCAGGAACTTGAGTCTCACCATCATCAGGACAAGTTACCATAACTTCTAGTTCTTCACCAACAGACTTACCACGAATATTTAAGAATAGATATTCAATATCAAAAGTGGCAAGTTTTTCTATTTTAATACCTCTTGTTAAAATACACGCAGAAAGAACATCTTTAATTGCGTTCGCAACTTGAACATTGTCCTGACTCTCCATGGCAAGGATTAAAATCTTTTCTTCCTTAACCAAGAATGGTCTATACTTGATTTTCTTTTTAGATGATGGAATTACCAACTCATATGTGGGAGTCGAAATCTTTGGTAAAGGCATAATATGCTCAATTCAGTAAAATTATTTATAGGGGTTTTATTAATTTTTTTGAGAATCACCTATGATAGTACCGTATCCAAAAGTTTTTCCAGATAATGATTGGGTAAGACCAGTACTAAATTGAGTTCCTTCTTTGAAATTTAAAATATTTCCAAAAGAACCCAAACTGTTTTGTGGATCATAATAGTTAGTATCGCCATTATACATAGCACTCGTGCGATCAAGCATACCTTGCGTTGTGTTGTACCCCGGATCATTACCAGCAAATCTACTGAAAGATCCTGTTTTATTCTGATCAGTATTTCTTGCTTTAGATATTGATGATAACTCACCACAAACATATCTTTCAAAGGCGAAAGAACATGTTGCTTTCAATACTTCAGAATTTTGATAAGTAACTCTAGTAGAATTTAATGCAATTGGAAATAAACCAACAAAATTATACTCCAGATATTGCCTATAATTTTTTTCAAATTTAATTATCTTTGTTGAATTTGAGCGATATGCTGCAGGATAATTGAATTGAAAACGATAAGCAAGTTCCGTTGGATCTGCACTTGATCCTCTACTAATATATTCCATCCAATGCTCTAAGAATTTTATTGATCGATATTGATCATCAACATAAAATTCTAAAGAAATTCTTGTAAAATTTCTAGTATGTGGAATAGTTTCAACTACACCTTGAAATTCACCAGTAACAAGAGTGTTTGCAAAAGTTGATCCAGGCAAAACTGCTGCACTACAAAGAAGACCAACATCACCTAAATGAAATCTATCATCTACGCCTTTTGCTCTTAAAAATTCTTTTAATCCACCAGATCCGGATGATGTTGATGGTGGAAGACCAAACTGTACCAAATAGTGAGAAGTTTGTGCTACATTCTGCACTGTAGGCATCATTTGGTCAATACTCTTAGGAATTGGTGCTGGCACTCTAAATAGTCCTATATATCATTTCTATTTAGATGGGATCTTATAAAGGAAAATATTATCCAACTCATCCAGAAAAATATAAGGGAGATCCAACTGGAATTGTTTATAGGTCATTGTGGGAACGAAAGTTTATGGTCTATTGTGACAAAAATACTAATGTCTTAGAGTGGGCAAGTGAAGAAATTGCTATACCATATCGCTCACCAGTGGATAATAAAGTTCATAGGTATTTTCCAGACTTTTACATGAAGGTAAAAGAAACAGGTGGGCAAGTGAAAAGATACATCATAGAAGTAAAACCTCTTAAGCAAACCACACCACCTAAAAAACCCAAATCTCAAACTAAAGCATACATTCGTGAGGCATATGAGTATGCTAAAAATCAGGCAAAATGGAAAGTTGCTAGAGAATACTGTAAAGATCGTATGTGGGAATTTAAAGTAGTTACAGAAAAAGAATTAGGTATCAAATGAATAGAGTTTCAGACATCAGAAAAAATCTAATTGGAACAGAAGATGCTGATGATTTGATGCAGAAACTAATTGAAGTGCTAACTGAAAGCGGTAAAGTTCCCACAGACGGGAAAATCTATATTTTTCTATACAAACCAAAAACACCAAATATTCGATATGATCAACATCCACTTGTAGCTGTTACTGATATACTTCCATGGGGTTTTCGTGGAATTAATTTTCATTGGAATGATTTTCGCCAATATACATGGAATGAAATCATTGGTGGATTATATGAAGTTACTGATGAAGAGTTAAATGATCTTGACAGTATACCATTTGCACATTTTCGTATAAATAGCTAAAAATTATCTCTGATGTCTGATAATTCCTCAGGTACTTCAAAAAATCTAGAAACCGTAGGCAATCTTGGTGCGTTTAATTACAACCTGGATATAGATTTAAGTAAAACTGGTTATGGTAATGGTTTTGAAAAATACGATTCAGATTTTTATTTACAATATCCAGTACAAAGATCAAGTAATAGTGGGGAAGATAGTTTTCTAATAAGGTGTGTGAAATATAAACCCCCACTTTTATCCCAAAAAGTGCGCGATGTGACAGATTATGAAGTAACATATTCTGATCAGGGTACACTTGATAAATCAGATGACGTTGAAGTCAAGAGAGAGAAGATTGGAGAAAGACAAGAATTCGGTTTAGATATTGGATCAAGTACTGGAGGATTATACAATCAACATGGAAGTGGATATAACGGATCAACTTTTTCAACAGATACACAATTTTATGTAGAATTACCAATTCCAAAAAGCGTTAGAGATTCTAATGGTTGTGAATGGTCTGGTAGCAGTATGAATGCTCTTACTCTAGCTGGTGTTAATCTTGCATCTAATGTGATGGAAGCACCACAAGAACAGATACAACAATTAATTAACAATGGTATTACAGATACTGTTAATACCGTATTTGGGAATATGGGTACTGATTACGGTTCGGTAACGGCGGCTATAAAAGGAATCCTTTCTGGATTGGCGGTAAATCAATTAGGTGCAAATGTAACACCCAATGAAATATTGGCAAGAAGTACTGGACAAATTCTAAATTCAAATAAAGAGTTATTATTCAGTGGTCCAAAACTTAGAGAATTTGGTTTTCAGTTTACCTTCACTCCAAGAGATGCTACAGAATCCGAAAGAGCAAGAAAAATTATAAGAAAAATGAAAAAAGCAATGTCTCCTGGAATAGGGGAAAGTTACGCAGAGGGTGGAAACCAGAACAGTTTATTTCTAAACTCACCTCATCTTTTCTTATTAAGATATTTGAAAGGTGGTGAAGATCATCCATTTTTAAATTCTTTTAAACCATGTGCATTAAAAGAATTTTCTGTTGATTATTCTGCAACTGGTGCATATGCATCTTA